TGTGGACCCCCTAGACCGTTTGTTCAAGCACCGACGCGAGCAACACGCGGATATTTTCTGCCTTGTCTCTAGCCGTTGGATAATCCTCACGACTTGCTCTACAAATAATTTGAAGCATTGGATAGTCAATACGGATACCACCTGACCCCATTGTGAATGTAGGGGAACTACCAGCGTTCTCATAAATTGCTACGCAAGCATCAGGGGTCTCAGGTAAGACTGCCAAAAATATAGAGGTGCCTAGGGTGCCTTGACTGGCGTGGGCGCCGAAAGCGCTTGCCGTATTTTGTAGGTAATCACCTACTGATTCAAGAATAGTTGCCATTAGCCCCTGTGACCTTTCTCAATGATGTCGATAATTCTACCCTTTATGTTTTCTTGGATAGTAGACATCGCTTCCATGACTGGTTGCTCAAGATATTTAGCCTGTGTCGGTGGCTTATGGTAATTGCCAATAATTTCATGGACATAGAGAGCGTAAGGTGCGGCGGGACCACCATAGAAAATATCTACAAAATAGCCTTGATTTCCCATTTGTGGGGCGGATACTCCACCTGAGCCACGAAGTATTCCTGTATCTACTGGGACTAAAATCTGTGATTTAGCAAAGATGACATTAGCCTCTTCCCATATTGCTTGGGCTATTGCTTGAGGGGTATCTTCTTTACCTGCCTTAAGAGCATTAACTAATTCTTCATCGCCGAATAAGTCGAGTTTGAAGGACGACTTCGCCATGATTACCGCCCAAATCTGATGACGGTGTGATGCGCTCCGTTTTCGTCCGCGATGTTATCTACTCCATTGATGGTAAAGGTGTCCGCCCCGACGACCATCCTATGACCCACCGTGATAGAGGTTGCGGGACCATAGGTGATGAATCGTCCAATATCAACAACTTCAACGCCTTGAACATCTTTGGATTTAACTGTGTCATAAATAAGACGACCAGTAACGGTTGTACTGGTATTAGCAAAAGTGGGTTTGTTGTATTTATCAACTGAAGCCTTGGCGGTAAATACCACGGAGTCAGTCATGAACTCCGCGACCTTGGTATAGATAGCGTCCATTGGCTACCTTACTCTTCTATGCGTTTGTCAGATACATTATTTGGGTTGTCGTGAATACCCGCATAAAAGTCAGTATTAAAGTCATCAACGATTCTGTCATTTGTGGATTTAAGAGCCTGAGCGTTTGCGAATGGTCGTGGAGGAGACTTACGCATCTCACGGGTGAGAAGGCTATTAGCCAACTCTTTGTAGTGAGCGATTTTGCCTGAATACGATTCTGATACCGAGATGTCTCCAACGCTCTTCGAACTACTGTCGGCAAGACGACTAAAACGGGCTATGAGAATTTCAGCACATTCACGGGCTGACTTATAGGCATCTCCGCCCCATTCGCTAATTACATAATTTAATTCTTCATCGCTAAATAGCGCATCTGTTGAATCTGTATCATGAATAAGAAAACGAACATAATTGCGGGTAGATGTACTTGGGTCACCCGAGTAGGTAAAAGTCATTACATTCCACCTAGTAAAAACATTTGTACGCGAGCAAGATTTAAGGCAGATTTAACATTTACAGCATCAGTATCCGCGCTATCACTTGCGTCGCCAAGCCCTGTAATTTTGTAAGAACCAGCCGCTAAATTTGACCCTAAAGTTTTATTGGAAATAGTCTCTGTGGCATCACGAAGCATAACTGTTCCTGTTAAGTCAGGAAGAGTAATAATTCTATCTACGCTTGGGTCTGCTACCGTTAATGTTGTTTCTGCCGAGTCTGCCGTTGAACCTTCAAAAGTAATACTTACTAAATTAGTTTGACCAATATAAGTGTCAAGAAGAGTGTCTACATCCGTTGCCAAATTAAGTATGTCTGTATGTACGGCAGGGTTGTCTCCCGCTGTTGGATAGCGTAGACCCTTACTTGTTGTACCTGCCATGATTTACTCCTTACTCAGTAGTTGGTTTTACCCAAGATAAACTTTCTTCGTTCCAAAAGTATCTTTTATTATCGGGAGGATAAGGGATAGGCGCTTCCCAACGGCGAGTGGTTTCGTTCAATACCCAAGATGGATAAGGCTGAGGCGGAATAAAATTATTTCCGTTGTAACTCCAACCTATACCGCCATCCGTAAGTTCTACATAACTATCTTTATCGGGTAGCGAATTGATAAAATTGTCATCTGCGATAATTACATTTACAACCAAATTATTTTCATCTAATAAAGCAAAAGTTTTCATGCTGTGTACCTCAAAATAACTATACCAGCATAGCCATTTCCTCCAGGACCACAACCTGGACCAGCCTGATAACCGCCAGCACCTCCGCCACAACCATAAGCAGATGCCGCACCACCTGATGAAGAGTTGCCACTTCCGTTGCCCGCTCCAGTACCACCACTTCCACCACCAACATTTTCTCCACCACCGCCACCGCCTGAACAAATTACTGTCATTCCAGTAAAACTTGAAAAATTTGCCGCAGTTAAATTGCTGTCAATACTTGATAATGATTTACCTGCGCCACCATTACCAGCATTACCGCTAGGACCAGTACCTGCCGCAGTAGCGCCACCACCGCCACCACCAGCATTACCAGTACCGCTACCACCAGCGTTTGTGTTTGAGCCACTAGCCGCACCTCCAACATGACCATTTTGTCCACCGCCACCGCCTGAACCGCCAGCCAGTCCTTCTACATAAGCAGAACCACCACCACCGCCGCCCTTCGCAGTTATTGTTGTTGTTCCCGCAAACGAACTATTGCCACCGCTTGTGCCTCCATTACCGCCAGCACCTCCAGTACCTTGCGCTCCAATAGTTACAGCATGGTCTGAACTTAGGGTTTGTGTTTGGAAAAAAGAAGAACCTTCAATGGCACCACCTCCACCGCCTCCGCCGTGGAATGAACCACCTCCTCCACCACCACCGACAACTAAAATATCAACACTTTTAGTGTCTCCCATTGAAAAAGTGCCACTAGATGTAAATATGTGATATTTGTATCCCCCGACAGTTACTATTTGATTTCCGCCAGTAGGAGGACCTGTTCGACCTTGATTTCTACCAAATCCCCTAACGGAACCACTACCAGTAGAAGCCAAAATAGGCATATCTTTTCTCCCTTTTTCTTAGATTATGCGAATTTTTGTTGAGTTTCAAGAACTGTATAAGTCGGTGTCGCGGCTGTTTTAATAATCGTGAATGTGTACGCATCAATAGCCGAAGCGTTACCAGCAGAAATCGCCGCAGGAACCTTTGGGGTTACTGTGGAACCATCAATTTGAATTGTGCTTGGATAGTAAGCAGTAGAACCATTTGTATTCATCCAAACAACAGTAATGGCATCACCTACTGCTAATTTTGATGATAAAGAAGTTGATGAGTTATATCTAAAATTCAAAGTATGGTTTGCTGTTGCGTTAGTTGTGTAATACCATATTGAAGATGTAGCAATATCAATGTTGATTGTTCCAGTAGCCGCTGAAGCAACAACATTTACACGCTCTTCTAAGCCTTGGACAATAAGTTCTTTTGTAAGGTTAGTGTGAGCGCCATTGATGGTTGGGCTTGTAAGAGTCTTGTTTGTTAGAGTATCTGATGAAGATGTTGTAACAACATTCACGCCTTCGATAGAAACAACACCTGCCGATACGCGAGCAAGAGTTGTGTCTGAAGCATGACCTAATTCAACAGAGCCAACACCAAGGGCTGTGGTTGTAGAGGCGCTAATACCGCTTACTGGTAATCCTGTACAGTTTGTAAGAGTTCCTGAAGTTGGTGTTCCTAAAACTGGTGTAACAAGTGTTGGAGTGTTAGCAAAAACTAGGGCGCCTGTACCAGTTTCGTCTGTTACCGCAGAGATGAGGTTTGCGCTAGATGGTGTTGCTAAAAATGTTGCGACACCAGTTCCTAGACCGCTTACTGCTGTTGAAATAGCGACATTTGTAATTGTGTTATTAGAACCATTTATTGTTTTATTGGTGAGAGTATCAGTTGAAGAAGTAGTAACAACATTCACGCCTTCGATTGTTACTACGCCAGCAGAACCGCGAGCAATCGTGGTATCGGTTGCGTGTCCTAGTTCAATCGTTCCTACGCCAAGAGCCGCGGATGTAGAAGCGGTGATTCCGCTAACTGGTAGACCAGTTCCATTGGTAAGATTTACAGCCGAAGGCGTACCAAGGGCAGGAGTTGTAAAAGTAGGGCTGTTAGTAAAGGCAAGAACGCCTGTTCCTGATTCATCGCTGATAATGCTTGCTAGGTCGGCAGAACTACCAACCTGTAAGTTTGTGATTGATACTTTGCCATTGGTTGTTATTGCCATATTATGCTATCTCGCTTCCGAACGCATTGAATGAGAAATTTCCTGACGACGCATAGACAGTCACTACATCTGAGGCATCAATAGTGATACCTAGAGTGTAGGCGGTGACTGAGTTTGCTGGAATTGTTGCGTCATAAACTAGATAATGTTCCGTCGCTAAAGTTGCTCCGTTTGGACGAACTGCGATTCTGTATGTGCCTGAAGTACCCGCTTGATTGGTAACTGTTATGGTCGAGATAACCGTTTGTGTTGCGGCGGGACAGGTATACAGCGTCGTGGCAGTTGTCGCGCTAGGGTTTGATTGCCCTAGGACTTTGTAGGTAGTTGCCATGCGGTTATCCTCCGATTAGAAGTAATGGACTGATTGTACCAGTCGCGTTATTTGTGGCTGTTGTAGCACTTGCTTGAGCGCTCGCCTCCGATGCTTCAGCCAAGGTGACAAAGGCAGAAATATCTGCGCCATCTAAACTGTAACTAGCGGAAGTCAAGGCTGTATAGGTAGCAAAAGCAGTATCTAACGCTGTATAAGTAGCGTAGGTGCTTGGGATATACCAGTACTTTCCTGAAGCAA